TCGGGTTTGGGCTGATGCTTCTGACCGTGATGTTTAGGACCAGCCTTGGCGACTTTATCAACCAACAAGCGGGAGAAATTGAAAATGAGGCAAACGAGCGGGCCCATACGGCTCTTAGGTTCCGTGCTCTGGCTCGCCGCCTTAGTGCTCATGGTCCCGATAGCCTGTCTAAGCGCGCTGGGCGCGATGCTGCGGGGTATGAGCCGCGTGTGTGACTGGGTTGCGCGCGGCCTCATGGACATCGGGAATAGGATTGCGCCGTGAGTGGCATGACCCCATTCCCCAAGCGCCCCGGCATTAGGAAGAAGCGCGGTCGCCCGGAAGATGCGGTGCAAGAGGCCTGCATCAAATACACCCTTTTGGCCTATCCAGGCCTGATCTTTTTTCACGTCCCGAACGAAAAGGGCAATCGCACCGATGGCGAGATGGCCCGGCTGAAAAAGCTTGGCGTCATTGCGGGCGTTGGCGATCTGGTGTTCTGCTTGCCTGATGGCCGCTTTGCTGCAATTGAGTTGAAGGCCTCGAAAGACAAGATTGCCAAGACACGAGCCGGGCGCGTTTCGGACAATCAAGAGGTCTGGCTGCGCGATGTCAAGCAGAGCAATGGCCTAAGCGCCGTGGCTCACTCTGTGGAGGCCTATAGCCTGATCTTGGCCGAATGGCTTGAGCCGCTTGGCGTTAAGTCTAGGTGCAAACTTATGACGGCGGCTGACCCGGCCAAGGGCGGGTTTTTCTATCTGCCGTTTCAAGACGGAACCGGGACAGCACCATGACGGCGCTTTCGCACTTTCAGCACCACGGCTTATGGTCGCCGCCGTCTGCAAGGATTGGCTTCTTTTCACGCGAGACCATGCGCGACATTATTGAGCGCGTGGCGGAAGAATACGGGTTTGATTACGAGGACATGATCGGGCGAGACCGGTCTATGCGGATCGCGCACGTTCGGCAAGACGCGATGCATGAATGTTGGCGAACCCGGCGCTGGAGCCTTCCCCAGATAGGCAGGGCCTTTAACCGCCATCACACGACGGTCCTTTGGGCATTAAAGGCCCACAAGCGGAGGGTCGGGCTGTGAGCGTTCAGGCTATGAGTTGGGCCTTTGCTGTTCGCGGCATTTCCCCAAGTGAAAAGCTAGTCCTGCTTTCGTTGGCTAATTACGCCAATAAGGATGCTCAGTGCTGGCCAAAACAGGACACAATTGCCGAGGAAACCGAGCTAAGCAGCCGAACCGTTTGGAATGCCCTTAAGCAGTTGACCGAGGCCGGGATCATTGTTCGGGAGAGCCGGAAGCGGTCTGACGGTACGCGGACAAGCGACATGTTTACGCTCAAAATGGGCCAAGATCAGGTCGCAATATCTGCGGAATCCAGTCGCAATTCTTGCGATAACCAGTCGCAACTCTTTCCAAATCCAGTCGCAACAGTTGCGACGCATAATGAACCGTTATTAGAACCATTAATAGAACCTATCACCACCATAAACGCGCGCGCGCCCGGCGATCCGAACGATTGGGCTAGGATGCTCGCAGAGGCGACGGCGGCGGCAGGCGACCAGTTGGACCAGACCTCAACCGGGGTCAAACACGCGGCGGACCTGCGGGCCTTGGTCGAACCCCAGAGCGGGGAGCCGTGCCTGTGGTCGGAGGTCATCGCCGCAATCGGCATGGTCCGAACCCGGTCAGAGCGAACCCGCAAGCCGATCCGGTCTTGGTCGTGGATTCGGGATGACGCGATCAAGCTGCGGGACATCCGCCTAAGCGCGGACATGCCCGGCGTAAATCAATCAAACATCATTGGAGGCGGATATGACGGCCCTAACGGTAGTCGAGCGGCAACCCCAACCATTGGCGAGACTCGAAGAGCAGGCGCTGCACTCGCGCTTGATCGGCTCCGTTCCTCGCAAAGCGGTGGAGACGATGACGGCGGCGGATATCCCCGCCTTGCGGTCATATCTTGATCTGGCCAAGCGGCTTGCGCAACCGGCTGCGCCGGAGGCCTTGATCTTCGAACTTGAAAAGCTGTTTGGCCCATATGGCCAGGCCAAGCAGACCGAGTTCGAAGCCGCGAACGTTTGGAGCGCCTGGCTGTCGGTGTTTGGCGACGTCCCCCTAGATGCCGTCCAACATGCCTGCGCGGCGTGGCTGCGGCGTGACACGGCCTTTGCGCCTAAGCCGGGAGAACTTCTGGCCCTAATCGGCGGTGAGCGGCATTGGGGGTGGGTGCGCAGGGCCTTTGTGCGACGCGTCAGTGAGGCTCTGGATCTACTCGAAGCTAAGGAGATGGCGGCATGACGATTATCGCATACAGGGACGGGATGATGGCGGGGGATACTCTGATCAGCACCGCGCAAGGTCATCGATTGGGCGCTATGGAAAAAGTAGTAAAAAACAAATTTGGCTATCTTTTAGGCGCAAGTGGACCAAGCTATGATTGCCAGGAGCTTATGGATTGGTTTTTGACAGCAAATAGTCCGAACGATTTGGAAAACGCGCCGCGACTAGAAGATGTTGCCGCTATCCTTGTTTTTCCAGATAAAATCGTTCGTTCATTGGACAAGGGTAAGTGGAAGGAGTGTTTTGAGTATACGACTTTTGGCTTCACCGCATCTGGTTGCGGCGATAATTTCGCCATGGGCGCGATGGTCGCTGGCGCGACAGCAAGGGGGGCGGTCGAGGCGGCGATTCAACTTACCGTTAAGTGCGGCGGCGAAATCACCACGGTAGAGCTAGGGTAGAAACCATGAGCGCCGACATAATAGCTCGCTGTACCAGAGACGGTCGGGTGCAATGGCAACAGGTTTCTATGCAGATGGGCGTATCGGTTGATTCCGCCCGCTCACAGTTTGATCAGGCCTATAAGCAAACACATGAGCGCGCACCAGATCGGATGACCAAGCCCAAGCCCAAGCCTAAGGGCAAACCTAAGGCCGCTACAACGAACAGCGAGCCGGTTCCACGGCGCAGACAAGACCCTGACCATAAATCGCCCCATGCCCGGCGCAACACCCTGAGCAAGCGCCTATTGATCGCGCTCCTTAAGAGGCCAGACTCCTCGGTCATCCTTGCAACCGCCGTCAATACAACCGCCATGTCCGCGCGCGTAACCCTCAATAAGCTTCGCGCCGATGGACTGGTCACAGATGATGGCCGCAAGCCCTTGACGTGGCGATTGACGGAGACCGGCATGGAGGTTGCCAGGGCAATCAAGGCCAGCCAAAACCAGATTGGACGCATTACGAAAACAGAGGTAGACCAGTAAAATGACCGTTATCCCAGACAACAAACTAGTGAAAACTGTTAGGCGTCCGCCAAGTGCTGGCATGGGCCGTAAAAAAGGCGTCCCTAACAAATCAACCAAAGCCATTAAGGCCGCGCTGATTGAGGCCTTTGACGAGCTGGGGGGAGTCGCTGCCCTTGTTAGGTGGGGCCGTACAGAGCCGACCGACTTCTACAAACTCTGGGCCAAGCTCCTGCCGACCGAGATCAAGGGCGATGTTGGGCTTGGAGTCACCGTTGTGATCCAGGCAGAAGATAGTCAGCTTTGAGCTTTAGGCTGACAGATAAGCAGGCGCAGGCTCAGATCGTATTGGCCGGGCCCGCAAAGCATTTGATGCTGCTTGGTGGGTCGCGGTCTGGCAAGACATTCCTTTTGGTTCGCAATGTGGTTTTGCGGGCCTTGAAAGCGCCTGACAGCCGCCATGTGATCTTTCGATATCGCTTCAATGCTATCAAGGCTTCGATTATCTCTGACACCCTGCCCAAGGTCATGCGGATTGCGTTTGCGGGCGTCACATGGACGATGAATAAGACCGACTGGTATATGACCTTACCGAATGGATCACAGGTCTGGTTTGCCGGGCTGGACGATGCCGAGCGAACGGAAAAAATCCTTGGCATGGAATTTGTCACCATCTATTTCAACGAGTGCAGCCAAATACCTTGGGCAAGTGTTCAGGTGGCCATTACCCGGCTAGCGCAAAGCGTCATGCAGTCCGTTAGGGGTATGGAGGCCGCGCCTCTCAGGCCTAGGATATATTACGACGAAAACCCGCCGTCTAAGGGGCATTGGTCCTATAAGGTTTTTGTCAAAAAGGTTGATGTTGAAACCGGCTTGCCGTTAGCCAATCCCGAAAACTATGCCTATTTCAAGATCAATCCCGCCGATAATGCCGCTAACGTGTCAGATGATTATATCGACACCCTTAAGGGCCTATCCGCCCGGCTGCGTAAGCGGTTCTTAGATGGCGAGTTCGGGGACGCCACGCCTGGCGCTCTGTTCACCGATGAGGTTATTGAGAAATGGCGAGTGTCTGACGGGATCGTACCTGAGTTTATCCGCGTTGTGGTGGCTGTTGACCCCTCTGGTTCCGGCGACGTGGACAATGCCGATAATGACGCTATCGGGATCGTGGTGGCTGGCCTTGGCGTTGACGGGGTGGTCTATGTCCAGGAGGACTGCACTGTGAAGGCGGGGCCTGCGGTTTGGGGCCGTGTCGCCACAGATGCCTTTGATCGGCACCAGGCTGATATTGTGGTGGGCGAGGTCAATTATGGCGGGGCCATGGTCAATGCGACCATCCAGACCGCAAGGCCCAGGACGCCCTTTAAGCAGGTTACAGCGACACGGGGCAAGGCTGTACGCGCCGAGCCTTTCAGCGCCCTCTATGAGCAAGGTAAGGTGCGCCATGTTGGGCAGTTCCTAGAGCTTGAAGGGGAACTAACCAGTTTCAATACCAACGGTTATCTTGGCGGCGGATCGCCTAACCGGGCAGATGCATTGATCTGGGCCCTGGCTGAGTTGTTCCCCGCGATTGTCAGCCCCCGCAAAGAGGCCCCAGTGTCGTCGGCAATTCCAAAGATTTCGACCGCGTTTAATCGGCGCTAAGCGATTGCCGCCGCCCTGTTGCTGACTTTGACCTGCTACGATTACCGCCCCATGCCGGAACCCTACCGAGCGGGGCGACATGACCGGCATATCAGAACCTGACATTGATGAGGCCGAAAAGACCGAAGGGTCTGAGGATATTCACGCCCGCGCCATAGCGGATTTCGAAAGCGTGGTTGCGGCCTGTGCCGAGGAGCGGGCGCTTAACCTTGAGGACCGCCGCTTTGTCTCCATAGCCGGGGCGCAGTGGGAAGGCCTTTGGGGGGATCAGTTCGCTAACTCAATCATGGTCGAGGTCAACAAGACCGCCCAGGGCGTTGAAAAGATCATTGCCGACTATCGCGCTAATCGGATGATTGTGGATTTTCGTGGCGTCGGTAAGGGCACCGATGAGAAAACCGCCGACACCCTAGACGGCATGTTTCGCGCCGACTTCTATGTCTCCAAAGGCCAGCAGGCAACCGACAACGCTTTTGAAGAGGCCGTCCAGGGCGGTATCGGCGCTTGGCGTCTGACCAATGTCTATGCAGACGAATTTGACCCTGACACTGACCACCAGCGGATTGCGTTTGAATCCATTGTGGATGCAGATCAATCGGTGTTCTGGGACCCGAACGCGCGCCTTTACGACAAGTCGGATGCCCGGTGGTGCATTGTCATTACTTCAATGGCCAAGGCGGAGTTTGAGCGCGAGTACGGCTTGGACCATGATAGCGACTGGCCGCAGGGGCTGTTCAAGACCAATTATGATTGGTTCACGCCCGATGTTGTGCGGGTTGCCGAGTATTACACCGTCGAGGTTAAGGCCGAAAAGCTGCACGTCTTGCAGAACCGCACCACCCAAGAGGAGCGCCGGGAATGGGCCTCCGATCTGACCGATGGCGACCTTGAGCAACTGGCTATTGAGGGCTGGCGTGAATTGCGGGTTCGCATGGTTAAGCGCCGTCGGGTTCGCAAATATGTCCTGTCTGGTGCCGCGATCATTGGCCCTGAGAAAGGCCAGATCATTGCGGGTGACTGCATCCCGATTATTCCGGTCTATGGAAAGCGGTGGTGGATCGACAATATGGAGCGGACGCGCGGTCATGTGCGTTTGGCCAAAGACCCGCAGAGAATTTATAACGCACAAATCTCGAAGCTGACTGAGACCGCTGCCACGGCTGCGACAGAGCGCCCGATTTTTACGCCAGAGCAGGTTGCCGGGCATGAGGCCAAGTGGGCCGAGGCCAATATCAATCGCGCGCCCTATGCCTTGATCAATCCAACCGTCAATGCGGACGGCTCAACGCAGCCTGTCGGGCCGATTGGCATGATTAGCCCGCCGCAGTTATCGCCGGTTCTTGGCGCCCTGATTCAGATCACCGGCTCTGACATTGCTGAGATCACGTCAGCCGATAATGGAGCCGACCAGACTAAGGCGAACGTATCCGCTCAGGCCATGGACCTTGCCGCAACCCGCGTTGATGCCAAGTCCGGTATCTATATGGACAATATGAAACAGTCCTGGCAACGCTGCGGTGAGGTCTGGCTTTCAATGGCGCGTGACATCTATGTTGAGGAGGGCCGTGAGGTCGAGACCATGGGCCGCGACGGTGAGCAAGGCACTACCGTTTTAAAGCAGGGCTTCACCGATCCGCAGGGCCGCTATTCGATCCGCAACGACTTAGCCAAAGGTAAGTATCGGGTGATCTCGGATGTAACCGAGGCGACGACGACGCGCCGAGACAAGACGGTCAAGACCCTGATCAATGGATCGCAGGTGGTGGCAGGGTTTGACCCCGAACTGGCCAGCGCCATGATGATGACGGCCATGTTGAATATGGACGGGGAGGGCGTCGAAGACTTGCAATCGTGGATGCGCGCCAAGGCCCTAAGCATTGGCCTTGTTCAGCCGACCAAGGACGAACAGGACAAAATCGACCAAGCGCAGCAGCAGGACCAGGCTCCTGATCCGCAGGCTGAGGCGCTCATGGCGGCTGCGGCTCAAGCCAAGGCCCTTGCTGGCAAGGCGGTGGCCGATACCAAGCTCTCGGAAGCCAAGACCATCCAAACCCTCGCGGATGCCGAAAAGACCCGTCAAGAAACCGATCACGGCGCAGTTGAGCGCAAGGTCGGGATGATTGGCAAGGTCCGCGACTTTTTCAGCCCCCGGCCCATGAACAATTTAGCGCCGATCAACCCTATCCAAGGTCCGCAGCCATGAAGAAGCCAATCAAGACCGCAAAGCCCTCAAAGGCCAGCAAGCCCGCCGCCAAGGGCAAGCCTAAGGACAAGTGCTAGGCCTCTGCTTTGACCCGTTACGATTACGGCTCCAACCCAGCCTTATCGGTATCCAGCCACCGTGAGTGCTGAGTGCAAAAATGGGGGTCGAATTGACCAATACGGCAGATGCGCAGGACAGCGCCCTAGAATCGGAAACTGACGACCTTTTGCCCGATGAGGGTAACGGCGATCTGGACCAAGAGGGCACCGATAGCGAGGCCGAAGGCGATGAGGATGAAGTCCTTGTAACCTTTGGCGATGAGGCAGCGCCAGCCTCAAACGAGGGACAGGATTCAGGGCTTGTCCGCAAGCTCCGCGCAGAAATCCGGGATCGAGATGCCCGCTTGGCAGAGTTGGCCAAGCCGTCAGCACCGCAAGTGGTTGAGGTCGGCGAAAAGCCAACCCTTGAAAGCTGCGATTATGACGAGGACACCTTTGAAACCGCGCTTGATGCTTGGAAGGACCGGAAGCGTCAGGCCGAAGAGGCCACGACCCAAGCCCAGAGGGATGCACAGGCCAATCAAGCGGCCTGGGCGGAAGAGATGGCAGACTTTGGGCGCAAGAAATTGGCCCTCAAGGTTCGCGATTTTGAAGCCGCAGAAGAGGAAGTGGTGGCCGGTCTGTCTCAGACGCAGCAGGCCATCGTGATCAAGGCCAGCAGCGATGCAGCCAAGGTCATTTACGCCCTCGGAAAGCATCCAGCCAAGTTGGCAACCCTCGCAGCCATTCAAGACCCCATCAAGTTTGCGGTCGCTGTCTCAAAACTCGAAGGAACCCTGAAAGTGACAACCGGCAACCGCACCGCACCAGCGCCTGAGGGCATTGTGAGGGGATCGGCCCCGATCAGCCGTCAGACGGACAAGCACCTACAGCGGCTTGAGGCCGAGGCTGAACGCACCGGCGACCGTACAGAGGTCGTTCGGTACAAGCGCCAGCTCAAGGTCCAGGCCAAATAGCAACCATTCACCCTAAGGGGATCAGCTATGCCTAACGGTTTCTCAAAAGAAGAGCGCGTAATTTTCGACAACATGCTGGAAGGCTATGACGACGCACTGGTTGCCAGCCGCGCCGCTGTTGTCACTAAGTTTGACCAATTGCAAATGGAGCGCACCGGCGACATTATGTGGCTGCCTCAGCCTTACATTATGACCACCTATGCCGGTAACGATGCCACGAGCAATTTCAAGGACGTGACCCAGTTGTCGGTTCCCGCCGTGATCAATACCCAACGCCACGCGCCTTGGGTTATGACCGCCCGTGAATTGCGCGATGGTCAGCAAGAGACCCGCCTATCCAAAGCGGCCTATCAACGTCTAAGCGCCGACATGAATGTTGACGTTATGACGGTGGCTTCCTTGTTTGGCACCCTGGTCAATAAGCGCAACGTCGCAGCCACTGGGTTTGATGATATTCAGTTGGCTGATGCATTGTTCACCGAACAGGGCATTCCCCGCGAAGACCGCAAATTCCTTGCCTCGCCGCGCGATTACAACAACATGGCCGCAGACCTTGCCAAGGTGAAAACCTCAAGCGCAGCTGCGGCTTTGACGGCGTATGAAAAGGCCATAGTGCCAGACATTGCAGGCTTCGACCTGTATAAGATGGACTATGCTTATCGCCTGACTGCGGCGGCTGGCGTTACCGTAACCTTGAACGGTGCCAACCAGTTTTACACTCCGGCTGCTGCTACCCTAACGGCGGGGCGCGGCTCCTTGAACGTGGACAACCGGTTCCAGACCATCACCATTAGTGTGGCTTCCGGCACGGTCAAGGTCGGCGATGCTTTCACGATTGCAGGCGTCAATGCGTGTCACCACATCACTAAGCAGGACACGGGCCAACTCAAGACCTTCCGTATCACCGCAATCCTGACCGGCGCTGGCGGCTCTGGTACGGTGCAGATCACGCCTCCCATTATCAGCAATGGTGGCGCGACCAATGCCGAGGCCATGTATCAGAACGTCACGGCAACACCTGCCAATGGCGCGGCGATCACCTTCCTGAATACGGTCACGGCCTCTGTGAACCCGTTCTGGCAGGGCGACGCTGTCCAAATCCTGCCAGGCCGTCTGGCACCGGCTCCGGACAGCGGTTTGGCCGTTATGCGCGGAGCGACCGATCAGGGCTTTGAGTTGGTTATGACCCGCCAAGGCGGTATCAACGACCTCTCCACCAAGTACCGGGTTGACGCGCTGTGGGGTACGGTTGCTGCCCAGCCCGAAATGATGGGGATCACCCTGTTCGGTCAGACCTAGGTCTAGCCGAACGCAATCGGGGAGGGCTTCGGCTCTCCCCTTTTTTCTCACGATTCAGGGATTACCCAATGACAGACCAGACCATGCTATATCGCCCATCTGAGGATAAGGCCAAGGCCTGTCCTGAGGCGTGGGGTCTACCGCTTGACCTTCTGATCGTGGATAGCGATCAAGAGGCCGATGCCCGCCTTGACGGTTGGTTGTCAGGCCCGGAGGCTGTCGCGGCCCTTAATCCTGATAGCGCATTTGGCAGTGCCTATGATAGCATTCTTGATGCGTCGGTTTCCGAGATAACGCCGCTTTTAGCCGAACTAACTGCGGAAGAATTGTCAGGCCTGCTGACGGCTGAACGGTCGGGCAAGACCCGCAAGGGGCTGGTTACGGAAATCGAAAAGGCCATAGAGGCCAAGGTGGCTGGCGATGCTTAAGCCCTTTTGCCCCAGCCCAGCCAGTAGCTTCTATATTCCCAACGCAATCACAGCATCGACCCCTGTGGCGATTCCAGACGGCTGCGACCAGTTGATGCTGTATAATTCATCGGCGACGGCCATTGCCTTTTTGCGTGTCGCGACCCTGCCATCCAATACCGATGCCGGGGTCAATGCCACGGTTGCGGGCCTTGCCGCTGCGCCGGGCGGTTTTCCGGTCCCTCCGGGTCATCGGTTCGTGATCTCGGTTGGCTTTGGGGACAAGCGGATCAGCGCCATTGCATCCATAGCCGATGGTAATCTTTTGGTAACGCCCGGCAACGGGTTCTAGGGGCCGCTTGTCATGATCATCTGGTCGCCAAAAAAACCAACTGAGACCGTCGCCTATGTCATAGACTGGGCCACCGAGCTTGGCGGCGACCAGATTGCATCCCACACTTTGACGGTTGCCAGCGGAACGGCGGTTGTTAAATCATCCGTGGTTCTTGATGGCGATAACGGCGCAACCTCAGTCCAAGCCCTGATCACGGGCGGCACAGACGCGACCACCACCGTGTTTAACCATACGGTCAGGACCGACCTTGGGCAGGTTCTGACCGACCAAATCACCCTGCGGATTGACAGTGGAAGCAGCACGGTCCCCGCAACGGTAACAAAGCGCACCATCATCACCATGGCGTTTGAAGAAATCGGGCTAGCAGGTTATGCCTTCGACGCCACGCCAGAGGAACAATTCTCAGCCCTGCGCCGTCTGGATGCGCTCATGCTCGAATGGGCCGGCCCAGGCTGCAACATTGTTCTGGGCTATAACAGGCCCTTGGTTCTGGGCGGCGGCGATCTAGGGGACGCCTCCTATCTGCCAGACTGGGCTTTAAACATCGTCGCCCTGTCCTTGGCCCTGCGGATCATGCCCGCGATTGGCAAGACCATGAGCAGCGAAAGCCGGATTGCGCTGGCGCAGGGTCTCAATGCGCTGCGAGCTGCAAGCGCGGTCATCCAAAGTCGTCCTATCCCATCAATGGTCGCGCTAGGGGCGGGCAGTCGCCGTTATGGGGCGGCAGGGGTATGACGCGGATTAGCACCCTGTCTGGCATCAAGGCCGATGCAACGGCCCGGTTGCGAACCAGTTATCCAATCAATCTTGAGCCTGTGATTGCCGAAAGCGGCTTATCAGACGGCTATCTCCACAGTCCGCCCGGCGTGACCCTGATCAGCACCGGGCCGGGCCGGGATCGCGGGGCTATCAACTGGAATGGGGCTTGCTACCGGGTCATGGGGTCCAAACTGGTCCGAATAGATGGATCGGTCGTGACCGTGCTTGGCGAGGTCGGCGACAATGGCGGTCCGGTTTCAATGGATTACAGCTTTGACCGTCTGGCTATTGCCTCAAACGGCAAGCTTTTCTACTGGAATGGATCAAGCCTAGCGCAGGTTACAGACCCTGACCTAGGCCTCGTCCTAGATGTGATCTGGATCGCGGGCTATTTTATGACGACTGACGGCACTAATCTGGTCGTCACAGAGTTAAGCGACCCCTTTGCGGTCAACCCCTTAAAATATGGCTCATCCGAGGAAAGCCCTGACCAGATTGTCAGCTTGATTAAGATTAGGGGTGAGGTCTATGCAATCAATCAGACCACGACCGAGAACTTTCAGAATGTCGGCGGTTCAGGCTTTCCCTTTGCAAGAAACAATGGCGGCTTGATTCCAAAGGGCACAATCGGCACTTATGCCAAAGCGCACTTTTTGGACACTTTCGCTTGCGTCGGGGCCTCGCGCAATGAAAGGGCCAGCGTCTATCTAGGGGGACCAGGCCAAGCCTTGCCGATCTCTACGCCAGAGATTGACCGAATCCTTGGCGAACTGAGCGACGGCCAATTGTCGACCATAGAGCTTGAGGCTGTTGTCGATGCCAATGAACAGCGCCTATTGGTCCATCTGCCTGATAAGACCCTCGTTTATAGCCACCAAGCGTCGCGCAGGGCGGAGCAATCGGTTTGGCACATCCGCGCCTCTGGGATCATGGCGGATCAGGCCTATGCGCCGCGCCATGCCGTCCTGACCAATGGCCAATGGATTGTCGGCTCACTGGATGGCATGGTGGGTTACATGGATGAAAGCGTCCAGACCCATTTTGGCATTGTCGCGGGCTGGCAGTTTGACACCGCACTGATTTATAACGATGGGCGAGGGGTGCTGATCAAGGCGCTTGAACTGTTCGGCGTACCGGGTGCCTGCCCCTTTGGTAGCGACCCGACCGCCTTTTTATCCATCACGCAAGATGGCCGCACCTGGGGGCAGGAACGGGCCATATCACTGGGCAAGACTGGCGAGAGCCGCAAGCGGATGCAATGGCGACCAAAGATCATGGTGCGCGCCTATGCGGGCCTGCGGTTTCGGGGTGCTAATACGGCTATTGCTTCATTCTCCCGCCTTGAGGCCGATATAGAGGCCTTGACGGTATGATCGAATATGAGATTGACCGCGCAGCCCTAAGCCGGTTCTTTGGGCAGGACAACCGCACCATCCTAGCTTTTGAGAATATCCAGCGGGCGGCGTCGCAGGTTAGCGGCGCGGTAGAAAACGCGGTGGAGGCTCAGGCCGTAGCTGATGCAGCTACGGCGGCGGCGGCGGCATCGGCGGCGGCGGCGGCATCCGCCCAGTCTACGGCGGATACAATCGCGGCGGCGGCGTTTGTTGTCCTGGCATCATCGGGGGCCTTATCGGCGGAGCGTGTTCTAATGGGCGGAGCGGGCGTGTCGCTGGATGTGGCGACCGCTGGTCTGGTTAAGATCGTGGTTGATGCCCTGGCTGTCCTTAATGCGGCCCCCATCATGCTAACGCAGCCCGTTGATGTCCAATCCTCCTTGCGGTGCGACAGTTTGCGAATTGACTCCACGCCAACAGCCACGGTCACGGCGTCAACGCATTCGATCCCGGTGAGCATCAATGGCACCACCTATTACATCCGCCTGAGTGCCACGCCATAGGCCTGATCCTTGGTGCTTTGACCCGTTACGATTTCAATCGCATCCCCAAGATAACAGCCGGGGGTCGCCGTGGGTATCTTTTCAAGCATCGCCTCGTTTTTTGGGGCATCGAAGAAGAAGAAGGCCGCTGGCCAAGCCGCCGCAGCCCAGCAGGCCGCTGCCCAACAGGCTATTGATGCCGTCACCGCGCAACAGGCCGCGACGCAAGCTTCTCTAGCCCCTTGGACCGAGGCTGGGCGCAAGGCCCTTAGCGGTCAGAGTGACCTTTTAGGGCTCAATGGCGGATCAATGCAGGCCGATGCGATAGCGGCCCTAAAGGATAGCCCGCTCTTTCAGTCGCTATTTCGTACAGGTCAAGAAACGATCTTGCAGAACGGATCGGCAACAGGTGGTCTGCGCGGCGGGGATATTCAAAGCAGCCTAGCCAATTTTGGCTCCGACACCCTGGCAAGGGTCATTCAAAACCAGTTAGCCAATCTTGGTGGAATTTCCGAAGGCGGCAACGCCACGGCGACCAATATTGGCCAGCTTGGCGCGGGGACCGCAACCAATGTTGCAAAGCTTCGAGTTGGTCAGGGCCAAGCCCAAGCGGGCGGCATCCTTGGTCGGGCTAATGCTAGCCTAGAGCAAATGAAGGCCGGGGCTGACATCATTGGCAATCTTGTTGGCAAGTTCGATTTTGGCGGCGGGCAACCTGCGCCGGGGGCGGGCGGGACCGGTGGCGGCATTAACTGGGCCGCTCTTGCAAAGGCTTTTCTCTAATGGAAGGGCCAATCGACTACTGGGGGCAGTTGTCCAATATTGATGTCGGCAAGGCCTTCACCGACAGCCTCCGCGCGGCTCAACAGCGTCAGGCACAACAGGCCGAGATGGTGCAGGCTCAACAGGCGCAGGCGCGGCTTGATGCGGCGCAGGAGGCCTTTATCAAGAATCCGTCCGCCGAAAATGTCCGGACGCTGTTTATGCTTGATCCAAAATCGCGAGAGGCCATCCAGGCGGCGCACAAAGCCTCGGACGCTGAAACCCAAAGCATAAACTTAAAAGATCAAACGGCGGTTCACGGCTATCTAAGCGCCGGGCGTCCGCAAGATGCCTCTCGCATTCTTCAGCGCCGCATTGATGCCGACAAGGCCGCAGGTCGCGATACGTCCGACGATCAACAGATGCTGGACCTGATCAATGAAGACCCCGCCGCAGCCCGCGCCGCGTCGGTCTATAGCCTTGCTGGCACTGTTGGCCCTGACCAGTTTGCCGCGACCTTTGGTAATCTTGGCGACGCCGACCGAGCTAATGCCAAGTTACCTGGGGAAATCGCCCAAAACGCGGCTGCGACCCAAGGCGCAATTGCCACTGCGAACAAGACCATTGCCGAGACCAGCCAGATCGCTCCGAATGCCGAGGCTGAACGTCAGTCCAAGGCGGCGCAGGCTAGGCGGTGGCAGGCTCAAACCGCAAACGAAGCGGCGCGGCTTAACTTGGATGTTGGTAGATATCAGGACGATGTCGCGATCCGATATGCACAGCTAGACCAGACAGCCAACACCCTACCTGCACCCGCTCAGGCGTTGGTCAATACGGCAGTCCTTAACTCGACCTCTGCGCGGTCACTATCCGCGAAGGCCAGTAGCCTTGCCGACAAGTTGGCCACGGCCAGTGCATCAGGCGGTGTTACAGCCGGTGTTATCACGGCCCTGACCGGCCTGTCTGGCGATGCCAGCGCCGTTACCCAGTTGCGCCGCGACTATGAGCAATTGAGAAATCAGCAGGCGGTGAAAAGTCTGCCGCCCGGTCCAGCCTCAGATAAAGACATTCAAATGGCCCTTAAGGGCTTTCCCGAACCAACGGCAAGCGCCGACACGATGGTCGCTTTCCTGCGCGGCGTGGCCAAAATGCAAGACCTCGTTGCCCAGGACAATGACCTGCAAGCCGATTGGCTGGTTGGCAATGGCGGTTCGCTTGGTCCAGCCCGCAACGGCGGCTTTTTTGTCGGCAATCGGCTGGTCAAGCCCGGTGAGCGGTTTAGCGCCGTGATTACGGAGCGCAACAGGGAGCAGGCCAAGGCCGCAGCCCAAGCGCGGATGGCTCCCAAATGAAGGGCCACGAAATCAGTTATCGGGCCGCGTCCTATGACGCGCTGGACGCCAGAGTCACGGATAAACTTGGCCTGCCGGCAGGGCTTTTACAGTCAGTCCGCACCAAGGGCGAGCGGACAAATGCCGACCAGGTATCGAGCGCGGGCGCAAGGACGGTCTATCAGATCATTCCTGCCACACGCCGCGCCGCGATCAAGCAATACGGGATTGACCCCTACCTATCCGCAGAGAATGCCGCAGAGGTCGCGGGCCGCTTATTGTCCGATAGTCTAAAGCGTAATGGCGGCGATCCGGCTAGGGCCGTGGCTGAATACCATGGCGGGACGAACCCAGCCAATCATGGCCCAATTACCCGCGCCTATGTGGGCCGCGTTACCGGATCGTCTGGATTAAATGGAACGCGCCGGGGGTTAGTCCCTGCCATCCCAGAAGCCATACTGACCAATTATAACACGCCCGGCGCTATGAGCGCAGCGGATCGCAAGCGGATTGATGATGCCATCAAGGCCGGGTCACTCGCCTTGCCAGAAGGTATGGCCCTAACGCGCCCGCAAGAGGCCGCCAAGCCCGACGCGGCGGTGATCCCCAAGCGGGTGATTGATAACTTTAACAACCGCTCGGAAATGACCGAAAATGAGCGGGCCATGCTGGAGCGCGACCTTGCGGACGGGCTCATTGTTCTGCCTCAAGGGGCTACCCTAAAGCGGCCCGATCCCCTGGCCGCAGGCCAGCGACTAGCCATGGGTGCGGGTGGTGTCGCCCGTGGTGCAGCAGCGCTTATTGATATGCCGATCAACGCCGTCAATGCAGCAGCTAATCTGCCCTTTGTATTGGCTGGACAGAAGGCCCCGATTCCGACAACCGGCCCATTCAGTGGCGCAGTTGATCAGGCCCTTAATGCCGCTAATGTTCCTATGCCCGCGACCAAGGGCGAGAAGGTTGTGGATGCCATCGTCCAGGGCGCAACCCAAGGCCTTGCCACGGCTGGCATTGGTGGATTGATGTCGGGCGCAGCCGGGATTACGGGCGCAGTTGGGCGCAGTTTAGCCGCGGCACCCGTTCTAGATACTGTGGCCTCTGGCGTTGCCGGTGGGGCGGCTGAGAAAGCTCGCCAGAGCGGCGCTGGCGTGATCGGCCAGCTTGGTGCTGCCTTGGTCGGCGGCGGTGGTACGGCCCTGTCTGTGAGCGCCCTGGAGCGCGTTGCCGCCAAGTTTGGCCCCAAGACCGCAAGGGTTATCGAGACCGTTCCCGAAGAGGTCGCATTCAACAAAAATGGCGCAATCACCGAAGAGGGCTTGCACTATGCCGACCGGGCAGATGTTGCCCCGGCAGAGCTTAAGGCTGCCTATGCCGAGGTGGGCGCACCTGAGCCTGTTGCGGCGGGCCCTGCCGCCCGTGCTTCCGATTCCGCCGCGCCTGAGCCTGCCGCCCCGGTGCTTTCGTCCAATGAGGCCGCAGCCGTCGAGCGGGCCGGGGTCAGGGTTGCCGAGGACGGTACGGTTGATCCGGCCAGCGTCCGCGCCAAGGCCTCAGAAGCCCCGCCAGCGCCCGATGCTGTCAACGCGACCGCAGTCGATCCTAACGCGCCCTTGCCCGCCACGGCGGCGGCTAGGCTGACAGAGGCGACCTCTGAGGGCGTCCCCCTGACCAAGGGCCAAGCCACCCAAGATTTTTCCGCGCAAGATGCCGAACAGACCCTGAAAGCCCAAGCCAGCGGCGAGGGCGAGAAGGCGCGGGCCTTTTTGGCGCGGCAACAGGAGGCGATTGCCGGGGCCGTCGAAAAGTTCCGATCCGGCTTTGGCGATCCAGCCATGAATGCGACTGAGCGGGGGGCCATCGTCAAGGACTCTCTGCGCGAATTGTCTGACCAGGGCCGGGCAGGGGTATCAGCCCTCTATAAGCAGGCCCGTGAGGTTGCGCAGGGCCTAGGCGAAAATGCCCGCTCGGTCCTTGATCTGGATACCGCGCCCCTGCTGGCCAAGATGCGTGAGCTTTGGATTGACGAGGCCGTCCCTGAACAGGTCCGCAATGCCTTGCGCCAGAAGGCCGCGCAATATGGCCTCATCGGCAAGAACCCAAAGACGGTCGAGGGTATCACTGCCGTCGAGCTGATGGACGATGCCGGGAAGGTTGCCGAGCGCATCAAGTTTGCCGGGCCAGTCCGCCGCCTTGCCGTCGATAACGCTGAGGATCTTCGCCAGACCGTTAACGACCTTTACGCCGCCGATACGTCGCGTCGGTCGCAGGCGTTAAAGGGCGTGATTGACACCGCCGTATCGGATGCCGTTGAGCGGGCAGCCGTCGAGGGCCAGGGTGATGTTGGCGCTGCCTTTAAGGCTGGCCGTGAAGCCTTCATCACTCAGAAAAAGACCTTTGGGGCCAAGGATGTTGTTCAGCGTCTGATCGACTTCAAGAAGGGTACCCAGACCGATATAGTCCTACCGGAAAACGCCATTCGTGAGATATTCGCAGGTGGACCCGAAGGCCTGACCACGCTTAAAAAGATCAAGGCTGTTCTTTTAAGCCAGCCGACACCTAACAGCCGGGCCGCGTGGAAGGCCATTCAGGCCCATGGGGTCGCCGACATATTTAAAGCGGCCCTGAGCCCTAGCGGCGATATCTCTGGCGCCCGGCTATCGACCGCCATCAAGAAGTTTGGGCCAGACAAGCTTAAGGTTTTGTTAGAGCCGTCCGATTTTGGCCAGCTCATGAAACTGCAGCGAATCATCAAGACGGCAACCGTGCCTTTGCCTAACACCGTGAATCCTTCGGGGTCTGGCTATAAGGTCATTCAGTTTCTAAGCCAGCAGGCACAGCGCCTAGGCCCTGTAGCCTCTATTGTCGGCGGGCCGGTCAAGCCGGTGGTCGATGCCGTGGCAGGCCTGATCAAGACCGGACAGGAAGCCTCCGCCGCCAAGGCTGCGCTGGAGGGCGTAACCAACTTCACGCCACAAGCCGCCGCCCTGACTGACGCCAAGGCCGCAGCGACCAAACCAGACCTTAAGGCCGGAACAGCCGAGGCCGTCCGCGCCTTTATCGACCTTACCGCATCAACCCGCCTGATCGCGCCCCTGATCGCAGGGACTGCCGCCTCTAACCAATCTGAAAAGGATTGATTATGCCAACCTTATCCGAAATTCAAAACCCATACCCCCCTATTCTCAATCTGGCCGGTGCAGGGTTAAACGCAGGCAAGGTCTATATTGGCGTTGCTGGTCAAGACCCCATATCCTTCCCTCAGGCTGTGTTTTGGGACGCCGCAGGCACGGTCCCCGCGCCCCAACCTCTTGACGTGTTCGGTGGCTATGTCATGCGGCTTGGATCGCCCGCGCAGATATTCACGGCCTCGACCTATTCAATGCTGGTACGCGATCTATCCGGATTGCAGGTATTCTATGCGCCCAACCTGGCAAACTTTACTTTTGCCTTAAGCGACCTATCGAATGTTGGTCCGCTTGTGGGCCGAGCGGCCTTGGGCGAAGTCGCTAACATACCCGCTTTACGTTCAGTATCGTGGCCCAATGGTCGGCCTACTACGGCGCAAGTTTCTAGTAATTGGACGGCTGGCGATGGCGGCGGTGTGTTTCGGTGGGACAGCGCATCGGTTATTGCTGACAACGGCGGAACGATAATCAAGGAGTCGACCGTCACAACAGGGCGGTGGGTTCGTCAATGGGTGGGCCCAGTGTTTCTCTCATGGTTCGGCTCGGGGTCGTCAGCTTTTTCGGCTGCGATGAGCGTATCTATTCCTCTGGGTGTGGCTATTGACGGTCAAAATGCTTCTGTCACGTTTGGCACCACAGGTATTCGGCAATCCATCTTGAACGGGCAGCGGGTGCTTTTGCAGAACCTACGCTTGGACATTACGGCAGTCACAGCCGTGATGAACCTTACTTCGGGGTGGTCGTCTAAGATTGGTTTGGGGTTTGTTGCTGAAAGCAGTGCTGGCGTTGACATGTGGTCGGCGTCCTATCCACGCACAACCCTGACCGCTGCGGTTGCTCGCGGCGCAGTCGCGCTCCCGGTCGCGGAGTTATCTACATTCTCGGTTGGCGACGAGGTGCTAATTCACGATACCACTCGAGTATGGGATGCTGATGGCACAATCTGTTCGGAGGGTGCGACGGTTATTGCCAAGTCGAGCACTTCGGGTGCGGGTACGCTCACCTTGGGCGGAAGTCTGCGCTCAAGCTACACCACCTCGGCAACTGTTCGTCGTTGGGTTGCCGTCGATATTGAGTTTGACAATGTGGAAGTCCTTGGCGCTGGTGCTGGTGGCGACCAAGACGGAATTTGGGTTTGGGGCGCACGATCAACTCAAATTCGAGATTGCCTAGCTACAGCGACCGAAAATCGCGGATTTATCGTCTGTAATGGCCGAATGTGTGACGTCGAAAGCCTCCGCGCCAATCGGGTTGCGCGCGACGGCTTAGGATACGCGCTCGTCGTTTCCGGCACGGATCGCGTAACGGTTTCTGGCATGAATGTCTCTAATGGGCGTCATGCATTCGCATCGGGGCGCGGAGCGGGAGGCTCACAGATGCAGAGCTTTATCACTATAACCAATGTCGTTGGCGATGGGATGCAGGATTGTCTTATCAATGCACACCCTGGCGTTTATTCAATGATGGTTAATAATATCCAGACGCGCGGGGCTATTAACACTGGCACGAGTGGTGATGCCCTCATCCTTTTCCATGGCACCCATCTTTCGGCGAGCAATGCAAGATCAACCTTGGCGCGGCGTCACGGTGTCACAATTGAAAGTTTTGGACATCTTGATGAGGCGCGGGGCCACACTTACAAGTTTTCGAATGTTGCTACTGAGGCTGGATTGGTCGCCAATACTCAGTATGGCTTCGTTTTTTCTGATGCACCCTGCATTGCCGCAAACGGCTTCACGGGCGCAGCAAGTTCGCCAGTCGATGTTATTGAGTTCTCGGCGTGTGACTTTGTATCGAGAACAGGCTGTTTGATTAGCAACGGCGTGTCGCTCATCCGAGAAGTTAGACTTTTAGGCGGCGCTTATCGCTCTGTAGGCCCGGCACAACATGGCCACGGCTTCCAGACGGTCGTAACCGGAACGGGCCAAATTTTGCGCGTATCAGGCGGGATGTCTGTCTTTGAAAGCAACGGCGGCACTGGCTTTGCTGCCGTGTATCTCGCTGGCCGCTCTGGTGCTTTGTTGTCGGGCCACCTCACTGGTGCGGCTTGCCGTGGAGTAAATCAGTGGGGTGTCCGCATGGATCAGGGTACGCTTGTCCACGCGCCTATAGATGCAACTGGCTTTACCACATCCGCAACAGTTGCCGGAGCTGGGGGCGTATTGACACCGTACTAGACCAATACCTGATCACGGCTGACTAAAGATCATTCGAATTTTGTTTCAACGCGAAGAAAGGCACAAGATGAAAGAGACAATCATTGCAATCAAGGCTCAGGCTGCGGCCCTGATTATCCAATTTGGCTTGAACATGGCGCACAAGGTATGTGACGAAGCTTTTGAGCATGATCCAGAGGCTGGCGAGGAAATCAAAACCCTGCTGGATAAGGCCCATGGGCTGTTGCAGCTTGTTGCCCGTCATGCCGACCGCTCAACGCCAAAGCCGACGCCCGTGCTGAAAAGCGTCGGCGGCGACAAGAGGTAAGGCTAATGGGATCGGGTCTAACCGCAACGGGCTTGGCGGCGCTCCTGACCTTTGCGGTCGAGATGCTGGTCGATAGGAACGTCCGCCCGGCAACACTCGGCGCGTCGGCCTTCCTCGTGCTCACCTGGTGCGTTACCGCAATCGCCGCCGTGTTCGGCCAGCCGCCCGACAGTATGATCTGGTCTCAGGTATGCGACGCAATCTTCGCCGTGTTTTTGCTTGGGTCACGGCAGCAGGAGCGCGCCCGGTGGAAGGTATGCCTCATAATCCTCTTGGCAATTCAGGCGCTCACCAACCTTACCTATCAGTATTTTTGGCAACACCCGATAGCATTCAATGCGCGTGTCCTTGTCATGAATCTGACCTTTTTTGCCCAATTGATCTGTGTCCTTAGTCCGGGGGTGTGGGATGTCTTTCAGACTTATCATAAGCGCTGTTTTGACGTGGGTTCCCGTGGCAGCCCTCGCGAGTCTCATTGATGTCCGCGCCCTTGTCCGAAAGGGTTGCCGTTGCCGAAACCGAAATAAAGACCATGAGCAAAATGATAGAAAACCTTGAAGCGGAGAACAAAAAGCTAACCGCAGCGGTCGGTAAACTCCAGGACACTTATCATTGGGTCATGGGTGTAGCCACGTGCGCAGGGGTCGTCCTGACGATTTTCGCAGAACACCTCAAAAAGATGTTTGGACTGTGACTTAAAACCCGCGCCCAGCGCACCTTAGCATAAGGATTCACATGATGACTAATACTCCGTTTACTCCAAGCCTCTGGCCCGTTGATCCGCTAGGACAGCCTGACGTTCCTCGTGTGCAGGCCACGTCTGGCACGGCGGCTAACATCGTCCTGACCACGACCTGTCGCCGGGTGTCCATGTTTGCGACGCAAGGCGCTTGGTACTCGCTCAGCGGTACGGCCACAGCCACAAGCCACTATGTCGGGGCGGGTGAGCGTATTGACTTTGACGTGCCAGCATCCACGACAATTTCAGTACTGCAAGAGACGGCGGCGGGGTCCATTCGGATTACGGAGCTAATCTAATGAGGCTGCGCGCAACAAGGCTATCGGCCATCGGTGGTGCGTCTCGGCGGCTTGGCTTTGCATCCATCCCCATCCTTGACCAGATTTCCGCACCCGCTGCTGCCGCGTACAGCTTGCGGCGGACGCGGGCGGCGCATACGGGTGGCGCGGTACGGGTGCGCCGGTCGAGCGACAATGCCGAGCTTGATGTTGGCCTTACCGCCAGCGGTGATCTGAACACGGCTGCATTGATGAATCACGTCGGATCGCAGAACCTGCTGCTGCGATCGGAGGAGTTTGAAAACGCGGCGTGGGAGGGGCTGGCAGGGTCAGCCGAAACCATTGCGGCAAACTCGGAAATAGCCCCCGATGGCACACTGACCGCAGAGAGATGCACAGTGCTGTCATCAACGTCTGGCAGGTACCAAAACATCGCGCTCGCTGCGGCGGGGCAGATCACATTCTCGCTCTTTATCAAAGCCGGTTCAACTGGCACTTGGTCGCGTATCGGATTTTTTGATACGGCAGTCGTCACCAACCAAGCCCGCTGCTGGGTGAATATGCTAACCGGCGAGCTTGGCACTGTTTCGACAGTTGGCTCTGGATGGAGTGGTGCAACGGCAAGTTCAACGCCTGTTGGCAATGGTTGGTATCGTATATCGCTCACCGCGACGTCAACGGTTAAGGCAATATCTGTGATCAATACAGCCACCGATGCGGATAATAGCACAAGCAGAACTATCGGGCAAAACCGCATTATCTGGGGCGCTCAACTAAACACAGGAACAACCGCGCAAACTTATCAACAAACCGTAGCAACAGCAAACACGGCTAACGGCTTTGTCACCACTTGGTACGACCAATCAGGCAACGGGCGCAATGTCACGCAGACCACGGCAGCATCGCAGCCGCGCATTGTCAGCAATGGTGCGTTGGAGGCTGTTAATGGAAAGCCGGAAATCAGGTTTGATGGCGTGGATGATTATTTAGCTGCCGCTTCTCCGCTTATTGACACAACGCACAGTCTGTTTGTTCTATTCACACCGACGATTAAAAATGTAACCGGGTCTGTTTTTGGGCAGTGGTTTGCTGGCGCAACTGGCCGTTTTGCAATTCTTGTAAACCAAATTTCAACTGGAGCTGCGACGGCTGGGTTTTTAAACTTATTCAACGCTTCAGCGACGGGAGGCGGAGGAAGCGGTGGTCTCGCCTTAGAAGTTGCTATTTCAAATGCACCCACTTTAATCACATCTATATCAACCACCGGAAGCGAGCAGTGGAAACTGTTTAAGAACGGCGCGGAATGGGATAGCGCAACAATTCCGAGCGTCTATACGGGGGTCAATAGCGCGATAGGTTCGTTGAATGGAGCTGGATCATTGTTCCCATTTGACGGCACTGTATCAGAAATCATAGCCTTCCCCTCCGTCCTCTCCACCACCGACCGTCAAACCCTTGAGCGCATTTAGGGCGCTTATTACACCGTCAATGTCGCCTAGGAAGGAACATCCCGTGAAATACTTTGTCACCACCCTCGCCGCCGCGCAGTCTCTGGCCCAGCCGCTGGAAATGGCCACCGGCATAAGCGCAATCAAGGCCAAGCAGGAGGGATGCGAAGGCATCACCGCCTTTTGGTGGCCCTTGATCCGTCACCCCGATGGCCAGCAGGTCGCAATCTGCATCCCCGACGATCAGGCCCTGCCAACCACGATCATCCAGGACGGCGAGCCGGTCGAGGTTCCCGCCGAAATCTATCACTCCGGCGCGATTAAGATCGAACCGGAAGACCTGATCGACGAACTGCCCGAAGGCTGGCAACCCGCCATGCCGTCCTTAGCTTGAGGGAACCACAATGACCTTCGACGAAGCCTTTGAAGCCCTCATCGGGCATGAGGGCGGCTATGTGAACGATCCCCGCGATCCCGGCGGCGAGACCAAATATGGGATTTCCAAGCGCGCCTATCCGGCGGTGGATATTCGCAATCTGACCCTGGACGGGGCCAAGGCGATCTATCGGCGGGACTATTGGGCACCCGTTGGATGCGACAACCTGCCAGCCGCCCTGCGGTTCCACGTCTTTGACGCGGCGGTTAATTCCGGCCTTCGCCAGGCGGTCCAGTTTCTGCAAACAGCGGTCGGTGTCGCCGCCGATGGCCGCTTTGGCCCGGTTACGCGCGCAGCCGTCATGGTCGCTGATCCTGCCGGTCTAGCCGCCCGATACAGTGGCGCTCGCTTGCAATTCATGACCGAACTTACGACCTGGCCAACCTTCGGCAAGGGATGGGCGCGGCGGATTGCCAACAATCTCATGAGGGCCTAGGCCATGATTGCCAAGATGTGGTCCGCCATGCTCAAGGCCGCGCCGTTGCGCCTCTGGGCCATAATCGGCGGGGCGGTGGTCCTGACCGGATTCGCTGCGGGCTTGGTGTGGGTGGTCTGGAAGGGCCCATGGGATGCAAGCCAGCAGCCCGCGCAAATCAATATCCTTGGCTGGGGCCTGTGGATCACATTGGGCATGATCGGGATCATCGTGGCGTCTATCGCGGCGGTGGACGTAAAGATCAAGGGGCCAGGCGATACCAGTTTTGAGGTCAACAGTGATGACAATGATCGGCCTTAAGGCGGCAATTGCGGCCGCATTTTTTGCCATGGCCTTTGCCGCGGGCTTTGGTGTCAGCCACAACATGGCCAAGGCGCGTGAAGCCAAAATGGCCAAAATGGCTCTAATGGCTCAAATCGCCATGCAAAAGGAATTGAACAATGTCTCAGCACGGTACGAAGTCGAACGCGAGCGGGCCGCTCAAGCCCTTGGCGGGCGCGTCCAGACCGTCCAGGAGTATTGGCGCGACCGTCCTGCGCCTAGCCATGATTGCGCTGTGCCCGCCCCTCTTGTCGGCTTGCTCGTCGGCGCGGTCAGTGACGCTAACGCCGCCACCGGCCAATCTCGCGGCCCCGTGCCCTATGCTACCGCCGCCGCCAAGCCCGGCAATTGATCCTGATCGACTGGCTTGGGAACTGACCCTGCTTGCCCGGTATCAGGATTGCGCGACCCGGCATAGGCTGGCAGTCGAGGCATGGCAGGGCGCAGCGGCTGCTTTAGGGCTCACGGGCCTCAATGGCGGCCGCGGTGGCGAGGCTAGAGCCGCGCGGAACCAGGCGCAGGGGCATGGCCGCGACCACCACCCGCGCAGCCATGGCCCGCCACGCGCCGACTGAGGGCCAGCCGAGGCCCTTGGCCTCATAGTCGTCGGTCGGATAGCCAAGCTCGATCTCGGCGGCGGGGTGCTGGCTGCGGACCTGCTCGATCTGGGCTATGGCCTCGCGCGCGGCGCGCTCTTGTTTTTGGATCAGGTCCCGCAATTCGGCAAGCACTGCCGGGCGGCAATTATTGCGTCCGCTTGACCAGGTATGGATGGTATCAAGGCGAACCTGCAAAAAGTCACTGGCCTCTCTGTGCGAGAGGCCAGCTGTGCCGAGAAGGAGGGCGAAAGGGGTCATGCCTGCGCCCGTGGGTCGGCGGCGCGGCGCATCTTGGCCAGCTTGTCGCGGCGCTTGCGACCGAGTGGAAGCGATAGGGCGGCGGTCCAGCGGTCGCCAAACTTGGCGGCGGCGCGGTCATTGCTGATAGCCAGTTGCGTCGAAAGGCGGCGGGCCTCGGCCATGTCCCGCTCATCTTTGGCCCAGATCGCCTTAACCAAGCGGACCACAGTGGCGCGGTGTGCGTCCTTGTTCAGATCATTAAAAAGCCGGGCCTCATGCGCCATGCCGAGCGCATCATTAAGGCCAAGGCCCATCATGCGGGTCTCAGTGACAATCACGCCGGCATTGATTTGATTGATCGATGTCATTTTAGGTCTTCCTACCCTTGGCCCGGGGCCAGTCCCCGTGCGTCGATAAGTAAACATACAACACCGCTGTATGTTGTCAACACGGGAAACGTGTTTTTATAATTTTATTTTTGGTGCTCCCCTGCTTCGATCTTAGCCGCCGCTTCCAGCAGCATATTCTGCGCCTGGACGGTTGCGGCCATGATCTGGGTTTCGTCGCGCAGGAGGGCCACGATCTCGGCCCGCTCATCTTCTTGCCCCGCTTTGTACGCTTGAGCCATGTACCGCTCCATACTTTCGCGGTCGAAAGTGTGATCGCCCTTCACCTCAACGCCAAAAATAATCATTTCAAATGCTCCCCAGTCTCGATACGGTTTGCCGCATCGTTTAGCCGTTCACTGCCTGTGAAGGTGCGCAGCCACGCTGCGATCCGTGCGCGCTCTTCGGTTGCCGCCCATGACGCCTGATATTCAAGCTGGGCGACCTTGCCGGTAAGGCGCGTGTTCTGGTCAAGCAGGTCAACAACCTCTTGATCGGCCTCAAGCGGATGGGCGGCGTCTTCGATGTGGCACTCAATGTTCCGGGCGGGCATGGTCCAGGTTCGGTCACATTCATATCCATTTTTCAGCCTCCCAAAAATTTCCCAGTTTTTGCCGACGATTCACGGAACGTTCTGGCATTTTTAGACGTATTGCGGGATCAATTAAATTCAAAAATCCGTTATTTTGTAAGGAATTTTGCAGCGCCGGGGTCAATGCAGGTCAGCATTACCAATGATGCGCTCTACCACTGAGCTACGGCGGCGAAGTCTTGTTCTGTAAGGCTTTGCGGGGTTTCCGTCCAGCCTTAAAAATCTCCCTCCCACAAAATTCCCAACTATGTGCCAGAACATCTTGTGCGAGGCCTTGGCTTGCCGGGTGCGCATAGCGTCCAAGCAAGTTCAAGGAACGCCATCCACCAGCTTGTTGAAGGTAAGTCAAGTCGCGTGTGCAACAATAGGCCCAAGTTGCCCAGGTGTGCCGCAATAGGTGGTTGCTGATCGCCCTTAGCTCCGGGTGGCGCTCACGGGTGCGCTTGTACATCAGGTTGAGGGCGTCATAGCCGTGCCAAGGCTCACCATGGCTGTTCGTGAGCACATAGGCTTCATCATGCCCGCGCGGACCTAGCGCCGCCCTAGCGCGCTGTGGGAGGTCAAAGCTGCGCGGATAGCCGCCCTTGGTCTCGTAAAGCTGAACCCGCTCATTGGCTGGCGAAACATCGCGCCATTGCAGGTTTAGGCCCTCACTGGCCCGGCAGCCCGTGGCCAGATAAAAAATCATGATCCGCGCAAGATAATCGGGCAGGGCCTCAAGCCACGCCTCGGCCTCTTGGGGTGTCAGAAACACGGTCCTGGCATTGTCTAGCTTGGGCTTGCGAAAGCGGATCGGATCGCAGAGGCCTTGAGTGTGGGCGTAATTTATGACGGCGGAAACCGGCGCATAGATTTGGCGAACGACTGTGGCTGGCTTTAGGCCAGAGCGGCGCTGTGCCCAGTCATCAAGCGTGGCCTGATTGATATCGGCAAGGCGCATGGTGCCCAATTCGAGAATTGCGCCCGTCATGTGTTCGCGCCCGCCGCCCGCCTTCATGAACATGGCTGCGGCCTCGGCAAAGGTTGCGACCGCTTTTGCCCCGAAGATTGCGCGCTGGTAGAGTTCGGCCTCGATCTTGGCCCGGATGGCTTCGGCCTCGGAGCGCTTGCGAGTTCGAGCGCTTCCTTCATACCACAGGCCCTGAACCGTTCCCCGGATATGGAGGTTGCCCGAACCCTTGGGGCGCTCGTAGATTTTGAGGGACATTGGACGGTTAGGACCTTTTGCAGGGCTTCAAACTGGCTTTGCGTTAAGCGGCGGCGGTTGCCAAGTTTCATGCACAGGCCATTGGCGTCAAGCACCTCGCGGATTTTGCGCACCGGATAGCCCAGTTCGGCTGCGGCCTCCTTGTCGGTCCTGACGGCGCTCATCCCTCACCCCCGGTCTGGTCGGCTGGCCGGTTTCGAATATGCTTTTCCCAACACCGATCTAATTGCCGTCTGTCCCATCCCATTAATACTGGACCGCTCATTTTAGCGTCAATTCTTGCGCAATCGTGCCAGTCACCAAGCTCAGCTTCAAACTTGGCGACGACCGCCCGCCGCCGCTCGATCTCCTCGACCGCGCCCAGTAGGGTGCGCCGATCAATCGATTTTGGCGGCGGCATCAGGCCCCCGGCGACCAGTTGGTCGAATTTCGAGACACTGATGCCGATATAGTCCGCCGCCTCGGTACGGTTCAGACCCCGGCGCGGGCCGGTGCGGGGCCGCTCGGTCATCGTCCTAGCTCCTTCCTCAGTTGTTCGTGCGTCCGGCGGTAAACCTCCGCCTGATAGGCCCGCGCACCCGGCCACCCAGACGCGGCCTTGGCCAGCATGGCGCGCTCGTTGCGCTCGTCGGGCTTGGGGGCGGGGCGGGTCATAACAAAACGGTCCAGGTCGTTGCGGCCAACAACCAAGTCGCCCCGCCCAGCAACTCTAACCATTGAAGGACCTTTGCTAGTCCGCCCTTGGATGGGTAGACGGCCTTTTCTATTTGAATGGCCGCAAACTTTGCACCTAGGCCAAGCGCCATGAGAATGATGGCTACGATCATAAGGGCCTTCGTGGTCATATTGTTCCGGGCCGCTTCTTAGGCCGCGCCCGGTCCCTAGGGGGTGGGGTTACAGATTTTCGGTGAAAGCTAGAATGGAATTTCGTCATCCAGATCGGCGTTAAAGGTCTCGGCTGGCCGGTCGGCTCTTGAATGCGTGGCGTCGCTGTCGCCCTTGCTGTCGAGCAAGACGAGTTCGCCGCGATATTTTTGCAACACGATCTCGGTTGAGTATTTTTCAACACCGTCCTTGTCGGTCCATTTGCGGGTTTGCAGTGCGCCTTCAAGATAGACCTTGGAGCCCTTGCGCAGATAGCTTTCAGCAAGCTTGGCTAGGCCCTCATTGAAGATGACGACCTTGTGCCATTCGGTCTTTTCCTTGCGCTCACCACTGGCCTTGTCTCGCCAGCTTTCAGAGGTTGCGACCGATAGATTGGCAATCTTATCGCCGTTATTGGTTGCGCGGATTTCCGGGTCTTTGCCCAAGTGTCCGACCAAGATAGCCTTGTTGACGCTAGCCATTACACGGCCTCCCTATTGCTGTGAAATACAACACCTTCGCGCGCGGCAAAGGCTTCCATGATCTCAAACAGGTCGGCAAACTCCGCCCGGCTAAGATCGGATGACGAACGGCCCAGATAGACAAAGCCGTTATTGTCAAGATTGGGCGCAATCCGGGCCTCTTGCTTTAGGCCGCTCAAAAAGATCAGCTTCCAATCTTCGGGGCTTAGGCGCTGGCCATGCCAGACCAGTTGCTCGGACACATCGCCAAGCATGGCCCAAAACCGGGCGTTCTGGTCCAGTGACCGGGCTGGGCCTTTAATTTCAACCCGGCTTCCCACGGGGGCCTCGTCCAGGGCGATAATGGCGCGATTGCGGACGGCCTCATTGGCCAAGACAAAGGTGCGCCGGGTCATACCACGCGCCTTTCTTCGATCACGTCAAAGCCGGGAATCTGGCGCTTGCCCGCCTGCACATCCTTGGCGGCTAGGTCCAGCGCAAAGGCCTCTAGAGCGGCGCGGTTGGTCCGCCAATAATGGGCAAGGGCTGCTTGTCCATCGGTCAGAACCGGCTTGAAATAGGACCGCAGCCCGGCGGCGCGCTCCCCGCCCTTGGCATGGGCCTTGCTTTGCTCAGCGGCCTTGGCGGCGCGTTCGGCCTCTTCGGCCTTGGCAACCAATGCCAGCGCGGCTTCGCGTTGTTCCAGATTGGCGGCGTCGGCTTGGCGCGCGGCTTCTGCGGCCTTGGCGGCGGCTTCCTCGGCCTCCCGGCGCTTGGCCTCGGCCTGCGCCCGCTTTTCCGCCTCCAGCTTTTGCAGATAGGGTGCCAAAGCCTTTTTGCAGGCGTCCGCGCCGGTTTCAGCCGCTTTTAGGATCGGGTTATAGCGGGCCTGCACCTCGGCCTTGCCCTCATCAAATGGCCGGGCCTCTTCCTTGCGGGCGGCGTCTGCGGCTTTGTAAGCCTTGCGCAGATCGTCAAGCAAAAGCGACACACCATCCGCTTCGGTTTGGGTTTGGACCCCCTGATCGTCAAGCCAGTTGCGGGCCTCGGTCAAAAGGTCGTCAATGTGAACACTGACCGCCTCAAATGGGGTTGGCTCAGGTGGATTGTTGTGACCTTGCATTTCCATTACGCGGCCTCATTTTGCAAAGCTTCGATGGCGTCATCAAATGGGGTTGGCTCAACCACGGGCGCGGCGGTTAGCGCGGCCTTGCGGGCGTCCTTGGCCTTGGTGATCTTGGCCAGATCGGCGGGCGTAAAATACTGTTTCCAGCCGGGCGCATTGCGGGTCCAGACAATTGACAGTTCGGACAGGTCCGCGCACTTGTCGATTTCGGCTAAGGCGTGACCAAGCGCGGCGGGGTCTGGGTCCTCAGCGGGCGCGGTGCGGGCCGGTGCGGCCTTGCCCGCTTCGCGAAAATCCGCATTCACAAAGCCTTCGTCTGGCACTTCCTCGGCTGGCGTGGTGGACAGGCCCGCATTCATCATGACGACGACATGGGCAAATGCGGACCGGCAAGCCCGGCTAATGGCGCGGGTCTGGGCCATGGCGCGGATGGCATACATGGGCCGGGCGGGCAGGGTCTTGCCCCATGGGTTTTTTCCGCCGTACCAGGTCGGCTCGTCTTCACCGACAAAACCCTCGGCCTCGGCAATCAAGGCCCCGTCAGACATGCGCCGGATTTGGCCAATAGCGCGAATCCCGCCTTCAACAATTTCAACATTGCAGGCAGAGGCTGCGCAACCATGGGCAATGGCTATGGCCTGCCAGCCCTCGACCATGACATATTTGCGGTCGCCAATTTTCTTGGCGGTTTCGATCACAATGGCCTTGCAGATATTGGCGGCGTCAGTGGATCGCTTATAGTCGGCAACGGGTGACGATGCCGTGGTGACAAGTTCGGTGTTCATATGGTCCTACCTTGTGAAAATGGCGTGGTCATAGCCAGCCTGAAAGCACAGCACGGCCAAGGCTCCGAACGCGGCGGCAAGGCCAACGAAAAGCGCGAGCTCGGCTAGGGTGAAAAGTTTACTCATGGCGGTCCTCAATA